AGTTGCGCCATTGGTGTTTAGCCAAACGACTGTGATTGCGTCGCCAGTTGCAAGCGCTGTGTTCAAAGAGACCGAGCTGCTGTACCTGATGTTCAGCGTGTGGTTAGCTGTTGCGTTGCTTGTGTAGTACCAAACGGATGCAGTATCAACTTCAAGGTTGATTGTGCCAGTAGCAGCAGAAGCCACAACGTTGACGTCTTCTTCAGTACCACGCACTACGCCGTCTTTAATGGTTGCGCCTGATAGTGCTGGTGTTAGTAAAGTCTTGTTAGAAAGAGTCTGTGTTCCAGTGTCTGAAACAAGGACGGCGTCAGCGTTGCCAATAGTTGTACCCCCAGGCAGTAGCAGCGTGTTGCTTGCAGCTTGTGCATGAGGTTGTGATTTTACCTTTTGTCCGTGTGAGTTGACGGCACAGTTGAGTTGAATCGCACCTTCTGTTGAGGCACCGCCTTGCACTTCGAGGATATATGTAGCAGGTAGAACGGCTAAGTTGCCCGAAGCAGTTGTAGTTGTGCCGCCAAGAACTGGCGACGTAAGAGTCTTATTAGTAAGAGTCTGAGTGCCAGTCAGTGTGGCCACAGTTGAATCAATGGCGATTGTGCCTGAGTTAGTGATTGTGCCGCCTGATAAGCCAGTACCAGCAGTAATGCTGGTAACAGTACCAGCTGAAGCGTAAGCAAGCGAAGTCCATGCTGTGCTGCCGTTACCGATTTTTATCTTAGCAGTGTCGGTTTCTAGCCCTAGCTCACCCGCAGCTAAAGTTGGGTTGGAACTTGTCCAGTTTGCCGCCGTATCTCGGCGTTGTTGCATTCTTGCTGTCATGTCTCCTGCTTTCGCTTGTTTAGAAGGTTACTGTCGCCCCACCAGCGTCAATTACGTACGTCCAGCTGTTTGCGCTGGCCAATCCTGCTATGTAGATCTCGTCGGGCTCGATAGAGGCTGGGCCACCGTTGATGTAGTCAACAATCGGGTTGTCTGCTCCTTGTGAGCCTGTCGCGCCTGTTGGACCTGTAGAACCGCTCGGTCCTGTAGCACCAGTCGGCCCCGTTGCTCCGCTTGGACCAGTGACTCCAGTAGGACCAGTGTTACCTGTCGCACCTGTGGCACCCGTGACGCCTGTTGCACCCGATGGCCCCGTAGGACCAGTTGGGCCGATGTCTCCTTGTGGACCAGTAGCTCCAGTCGCACCGTTCGGACCTGTAGCTCCAGTCGCACCGTTTGGGCCTGTTGCACCAGTGACCCCTGTTGGGCCAGTGGCTCCTGTAACGCCTGTCGGTCCGACTGAGCCTGTTGGGCCAGTTGGTCCTGTGTCGCCTTGGATTCCCTGAACGCCTTGGATTCCTTGAATGCCTTGTGGGCCAGTAGCTCCTGTTGCGCCCGCAACGCCAGTTGGGCCAGTTGGTCCTGTGCCGCCAGTAGCTCCTGTAGCTCCTGTAACACCTGTTGCTCCAGTGACTCCAGTAGCGCCTGCAGGACCTGTGGCACCTGTGGCGCCCGTGACTCCAGTTGCGCCTGTCGCTCCAGCTGGGCCTGTGGCTCCAGTAGCGCCTGTTGCACCAGCTGGGCCTGTGGCACCTGTTGGGCCGACGACTCCTGCCGTAATAATCGCGATAGCCAGGTCAAGGTTGTTTGCAAAGTTAGTGGTACCTGTGCCGCCTGATGACACAAAAGTGACTGGCACTTCCCAATAGCCAGTCTGCGCTGTTGGCAAAGAAGCGACTGTCCATTTTTGAAAGTTGACATGCGCACTAGCATCTTGAATTACAAGAGCGTCGTTGGCCTTGAGTAGCGCCAAAAAAATGTCAATATCAACGCCGTTGTTGTCCAAGTCGCTGATGTTGATTTGTGTGGCTGAGATCTGTGTGGCGTTGTTCCAACGAATGTCGCCACTGCCTGGGTCACCGCTTGTCGCAGTCGTGTCAGCCTGGTACTCAAAGAAGTTAGCAGAGCCGCCGTCAGCACCAGTTGCGCCTGTTGGGCCTGTTGGTCCTGGAACGGTTGATGCAGCGCCCGTGGCTCCTGTGGGGCCTGTGGGGCCTGTGGCGCCTGTTGCTCCTGTGACACCTGTTGGACCAGTCGCTCCAGTAGAACCCGCACCTGCTGGGCCTGTAGCACCTGTTGGGCCTGTTGGCCCTGCGACAGTTGATGCAGCGCCTGTTGCGCCTGTTGCGCCAGTAACGCCTGTGGCTCCAGTCGGACCGACTGGGCCTGTGGCTCCAACGTCGCCCTGAATGCCTTGCACGCCTTGAATGCCTTGTGTGCCCGTTGCACCTGTAGGGCCTGTTGGGCCTGCAACTGTTGAAGCTGCACCCGTTGGGCCAGTTGGGCCAGTTGCTCCTGTTGTGCCTGTTGGGCCTGTTGGGCCTGCAACAGTTGAAGCTGCGCCAGTAGCACCTGTGGGCCCCGTTGGGCCTGTGGCACCAGTGACACCAGTTGCGCCTGTTGCACCAGTAACGCCTGTTGCACCTGTTGCACCAGTAACGCCCGTTGCGCCTGTAACTCCAGTCGGTCCAGTTGGCCCTGTTGCTCCAGTTGCACCCACGCCTGTTGCTCCTGTTGCACCAGTTGCGCCAGTTGCACCAGTTGCACCAGTTGCACCTGCGCCTGTTGCTCCTGCTGGACCTGTCGCCCCTGTTGGGCCAGTTGGTCCCTGTGCGCCTTGTGGGCCAGGAGACTCGATAATAACCTTATTTTTTGCACTAGTCACTGTGTCACCTGTTCTGCTACTGTAATCTGCCCCTGAATAAGCCTAGAGATATTGCTGCCTGAAATCAATTCTAAATCATAAACGTAGTATGTCGGGTCGAGAGCGCCCGATTGTGTGGCCGTGACCGAAATGTCAACCACGCCAGTTGCGCCAGTGATCACAATGCCGCCGCCGCCTGTTGTTAGAGTGAGATCGGCGGTAGTGCTGTTGTACTCTTTTCGGAGTTGCATTTTGGCGGTGAAACCAGTCAAGTTAATGGGCACGTTGTTTGGGTCGAGGTAAGTGATCTCCAAATCCCATACAGAGCCTTGGTCCATTGTAAAGTTGTAAATGCCAGCGGTCATCAGTTAGCCTTTTCTGTAGCCCAAATGAGGAAAGAACCGAGAGCGATGAGGGCAATCGGCGGTGAGAACAAAGCAAGACCAGTCGTTACAAGTGCGACGCCTAAGACCTCAACTACGAGGCTAATGTCAAAACGCTTCATGAGTCTCCTAGACTTGAATAGTTCGATAACTGACTTTGGGTGCAACGGGCTCGGGGTTAACGAGCGCTTCGGTGCGGCCTAGGTAGGCCAAAACTGCAGCGATTAAGCCGTCGATCTTGTGGCTTTGTGATGGCTTCATGACTTGACCATACCGCGTTGGAACTGCGTTGGTCACGTGCCTTGTAAGCTCGGCTGCGCCGTTGTGCTTAAGTCTGCCTTCAAGAATGTCTTCAAGAAAACGGTCGAGTCCCTGCGCCATCAGCTTTCGCTGGCTGGAAGGGTAAACGGCGACGACTTTGTCTGCGAAGGTGGAGTTCCAGGCGTCGAGGTAAGACTGCCAGCCTGAAGGGTCGGCCCAGATCTTGTGCACCTTGTACTTGGCAAACGCCATTCGCACTGCTTCATCAACTTCGACTCTTGGAACTTCCCAGCCGTAGCCCGCGGGCCCTGGTGGTCGTTCCCAACACTCGAGTTGGAATATCTTGCCGTCGCTGATTCTACAAGCAACAAGCACTGTGGCGTCGTCTTTGCGTGAACCGTCGTAGCCCAGCACCACTTCGGTACCTTCGATCAGCTCTTCAGGCTCAGCCGCTGCGTTCCAAGCTGTGATGTTCATGTAGCGATCAGTGTCTGTTGACGGCTGATTTAAAAAATAACGTCTTGCGTCCGAGGCTTTGGTCATCGGGTCTTGTATTTCGGCCATTAGGCGGTTGATGTCGAGCCATTTGAAGGCGGGCCCATACACGACAGCAAGTGCTTTTTTGAGCTTCTCACTGTCCTGCAGGTCCTGCACTTCGGGCGCTTGCTTGTGGTCGAATAACAGGCCTTGATTTTTTGTGCGGCCTTCTTGTATCGAAATCCATAAGCGGTGCGTTTGCTCGGCGATTGATTCCTCGCCTACCGAATACATTGTCGAAGTCTCCAGCATCCAAGGGTCTGCAGCTTTTCGCTTGGCGAGGTTACGCCTTACGGTTTCGTGCATTCGCTTGAGTTCGGGACTCGAATAGAGGTGTGTTTCGTCAGCAACTGCAAAGGACTCTTTGCCGCCGTCTTTCGAGGCTGATGCTGCTGTTGATGGGACGATTTCGCCGCCACCCTTTAAAAAAGTGCGTGTTAGGCCAACGTCAATGCCTGGATACTCAGTGCCGAAGTTGGTCTTGATGTGCTCCAGCATGTAGCGCACGTTGTCGTATGTGTTGCCCGACTGTGTCTCTTCAGTGGCTAGGCATCTAATGAACGGATACTGAACAGGTCGCCCGACTGGGTTGCCGAAGGCGTCCCAACGGTCAAAGCGAGCAGGGCCGAGAGCCTCAAAGCAAACGAGCATTCCAGCAAGCTCTGACTTCGCACGACCTTTTGGTCGAGAAAAGAAAGCCCTGCGTGCAACTCGCCGCCCATGTTTGTCCAATTCATATGCCTTCAGTACGAAGGTCGCTTGTTCGTCGTCTAGAGTGACCGCTTCGCCTTGCACGTCGCCTGGGCCGTGAACTAGATAAGTCTCAATCCAGTCAATCGCGTCCCAACCGAGAGAGATGAAGCTACTCTGTTGTCGTTTCTTCTTTGTCAATCTCCCCCACCACTCTCAACAGACGAGTTCGTCGCTGATCAGACAGGGTCTTGTTCGATTTGGCCCCCTCTGCTTCACCATCAACTTGCAACCGAAGTCGCATTCTGTCTTCAGGTGTAGCGCCAAACTTCGCGACTCGGAGTCGCAATTCTGCTCCTACGTTGTCACCGTTCCAATAGGACGAGTGCAACAACGCTGTATCGATTAAAAAGTCCCAATCAGTGTCAGTGAATGTGGCAGCCTGTGCAGACTTGCGCCATGTGTCCCACCAACGAAATGTCTGTGAATGCCAAGGGTAGCCAGCTGGCAGATCTGGACCGCGCAAAACGCCGTCCTGAGTAACCACCTGAGTAGGCACAGGGTCCACATTTCTGCGTCTGCGCTGTTCTGCGTCCTTAGGCGCTGGGCCTTTGCCTGCCATGTGTCTCCTAAAATGAAAAAATGCCGATATATCGAATTGTAAACCCGTACGCGCCGCGTCCTTTGGGGCAGCGGGTCTCCCCTCTCTTC